CGCCTAATGCAGGAGAAGTCTCCTGAAGCCAATCCTCTAATGTTCAAGCCTTTAGCCATAAATCTAGGACTGTTGCAAAATTCCAAGGACCAGACGAGCTTCGCCAGTATGGTAAAGGAGAGAGTGAGAAGATCCACGATAATCCTGAACGAACTTGAAGTCAAGAACGAACGGGAATATGGTTTGAATCTTTGGGCATCTCTTAAGACTTTCTTGATGTGGGGCGAGAGAGTGCCTTTTAACGTAGATGAGTTTGAAGCCTGCACTGCTGAGTTTGAAGCCAGACGGCAGTCTAGGTCGCAAACCTTGCAGAAGGCATCACTTCCTAGGTCCGAACCCGATTACGGTTATGTGCTGACCGCTAAAGCCCAACTGAAGCTGAAGTCAGATGAGATAAAGGACGCGTCACCCTTGCAAAGTATAATGATAGCAAATGACGAGTACCTCTACAAATTCGGTGGAATGGGGGTTTATCTGCTCAGGAAGCTATTGCAGCATGTGCCAGAATCAGTCTATATTCACGCAGGAAAATCTTACGGAGACATGATGTCCTGGACCTACAACTATGCCAGCAACGTTGACGGCTACTGGGAGAGTGATCTAACGCTACAGGACATGTCAATGACCGGAGCGTATGTCACATTGCTGGAATGCTTGATGCGGCATTTCGAGATACCGGATCACTTGGTAGAAGGATATAGCAAGTACAAGAAAACCCTAATCCTCAACAAAGTCTTAACTGGTATAATGACATTCTCCGGAGAGATACTGACTTGGATCAAGAATACGTTTGGGAACATGGCCAGGGTCAGCTTGAAGTACGATCTGCGTCCTGGGGAACCGTCCAAATGGTCCGGCGATGATAGCCTCGTGTATCGTGATCTAGCTATAAAGCCCACATACAAAACTTGGCAGTTGGTCGATCGCGCTGTGGAGAAAGTGGGTTTCTACTCTGAAAGAGGATCATTCTGCTCTTTCATTGAATGTAAAGGCAAGGTCTTCAAGAATCCGGATCTCATGCTCAGGAAGTTGTTGGCTGCCACAGAAAGAGGTAAAATTGATGATGTCATCAATGGTATCTTTATAGACTGGTTGACCATATACAACTTACAAGATAGGATATTCGAATGCCTGATAGGTCCTGG